GTATCTGCTTACTTTAAATATAAAAAAGAGACTGGAAGAGGGATTGAAGACTTTGTTAAGTTAAACAGAGACTACAACTCCATGGATTCAGACTCATTATTGGCAGAGTACTACTCTCAGACAGATTTAGATCTAGACGAGGAGGACATCATTTATATGATGGAAGATAAGTTCTCTTATGACGAGGATCTTGACGATCCAAAGGACATTAAGAAGAAGGAACTCGCCAAGAAGAAAGAGCTTGTTAAGGCTAAGAAATTCTTTGAGGATTCAAAGGAGGCGTATAAGATACCAGTTGAGTCAACGGGTGGTCTTGTCTCTGATGATGAGAAGGAGACTTACAACGCCTACAAGAAATACGTTCAAGATTCACATAGTCAACAAGAAGAAAACTCAAGAAAGTCTGAGTATTTTCAAAAGAAGACCGAGGAGCTTTTCTCTAATGATTTCAAAGGTTTTGATTTCGATATGGGAGATAAGACAGTTAAGTTTTCACCAGGAGATGTTCAAGAGACAAAGAGAGTTCAATCAGACGTATCAAACTTCATATCTAAGTACATAGATGCTAATGGTATGATTTCTGATCCTGTTGGTTATCACCGCTCGTTAGCAGCGGCTATGAATCCAGAGAAGATGGCCAAGTTCTTTTATGAGCAAGGCAAGGCTGAGGCGTTATTAGATAATGCCAAAAAAATTAAAAACATTGATATGGAGTTTAGAAATACCCCTCAATCAATCAGCCAATCTGGATTTAAAGTTGTAGCTACAGAAAGTGACAGTGGAAGAGGACTACGAATAAAAAGTAGTAAAAACAATTAAAACACAAAAACATGCCAGCACAAGTAGCAAGTACCCCAGGGTTCGCATTACAACCAAGCGCAACGAGACAAACTCTTGCAACAAATTACATCACGGACTTCAACTTCTTGAACCAGTATCTTCCTGATACTTACGAGAAAGAGTTCGAACGATATGGAAATCGCTCAGTAGCATCTTTCTTAAGAGCTGTTGGAGCTGAGATGCCATCTACATCAGACCTTATCAAGTGGGCTGAACAAGGACGTTTACACACTAAATACGTAAACTGTGCTTCTGGATCAGCAGCAGGATCTGATACTGCAACTATTACAGTTTCTGATACTTTGATTCCATCTTCTAACCTTTCTGGTACTTCTAGAATTGCGTTTAAAGTTGGTCAGACAGTATTGATCTCTGTAAACACTTCTGGATCTACATTATCTAACAAGGGTATCATTACAGCTGTGTCTTCTTCTGCAAACACATTTGATGTTGCATACTATGCAGCTGCAGGTCAAACATTTGCAACTACAGATACTGTAAGTTGTTTTGTTTACGGTTCTGAATTTAAAAAAGGTACTGAAGGAATGGTTCAGTCTAATGAGGCTTCTGACTCTATCTTCTCTAACAATCCAATCATCATCAAAGACAAGTACGCTGTTACTGGATCTGACATGGCACAGATCGGATGGGTTGAGGTTACTACTGAGAATGGTGCTACAGGATTCTTGTGGTACATTAAATCAGAGCACGAAACTCGTTTACGTTTCGAGGATTACTTAGAGATGTCTATGATCGAGGCAGTTCCTGCTGAAACAGCTTCTGGAGCTATTGCTGCTACTGGAGCTGTAGGAAACAAAGGATCTGAGGGTATGTTCTACGTTATTGGAAATAGAGGTAACGTATTCAGTGGTGGTAACCCAACTGCATTGTCTGACTTTGACTCTATCATCACTAGACTTGACAAACAAGGAGCTATCGAAGAAAACGTGTTGTTCATAAACCGTCAGTTCTCTTTTGATATCGACGATATGTTAGCAGCTCAAAACTCTTACGGAGCAGGTGGTACATCTTATGGTTTGTTTGATAACGACAAGGAGATGGCATTGAACTTAGGGTTCACAGGTTTCCGTAGAGGTTATGACTTCTACAAGACTGACTGGAAGTACTTGAATGACGCTACTTTAAGAGGTGGTATCGTTGGTGGTGCTATCAATGGTGTATTAGTTCCAGCTGGATCTACTACAGTATACGATCAAGTTCTTGGTAAAAACGCTAAACGTCCATTCTTACACGTTCGTTACAGAGCTTCTGAAACAGAAGACAGACGTTACAAGACTTGGATCACAGGTTCTGCAGGTGGAGCACAAAACTCTAGCTTAGATGCAATGGAGGTTCACTTCTTATCTGAGAGAGCTTTATGTACATTAGGAGCTAATAACTTCTTCTTGTTCACAAACTAGAATAAATAATATAGGGGATGCGGTGATTACCACCGCATTCTCTTATTTTAATAAATTAAATCACATCAAATGAAAAATCAAGCAGTACCAGTAGATAAGATCTACATTCTAAGAGGAGACTCAACTCCACTTACTTACATGTTGTCATCAAGAAACACACGTAGATCACCTCTACTACACTTCGATGGAACATCAAACAGAGCATTACGATATGCCATAAACCAAAAGACACCTTTTGAGGAAGAGCAGGATGGAAATGCAATACTAGAACCAATTGTATTTGTAGATGGTGCACTAATTGTTCCTAAAACAAATCCAGTGTTACAACACTTTTTATCTTTACATCCAGGATACGGAGAGGTATTTGAAGAGGTTAACAATGAAAAAGACGCAGTAATTGATATTGAACACTTTAATGCAGAACTAGATGCTCAGATAGCGGCTAGAGACTTAAATGTAGAGATGTTAGAAGCTGTTGCTAGAGTTTTATTAGGGGTAAGTATCGAGAAGATGTCTACAGCAGAACTTAAGAGAGACGTTTTTGTTTACGCTAAGTCATACCCTACTGATTTCTTGAGTATGCTTAACGACCCAATGTTAAAGTTACAGAATACCTGCGCTAAGTTCTTTGAGTATAATCTTATTGTTATGAAGAACAAGGAGAGAGATATTTATTTCAACTTACCACAAAACAAGAAAAAACTACTTACCGTTCCTTATGGAGAGGATAAGAACTACATACTGGCATCATACCTTCAGACAGATGAAGGGATTGAGGTCTTAAAGTTATTAGAGAATAACATAAAATAATAAAACTAAACACTCCAAAATAAGGGGTGTTTTTTTTTGCTATCTTTGTAAAAAGTTTTAAGCATGATAGACTCAGTAAGAAATACAGTGCTTTCTGCTGTAAATAAAAATAATTTTGGCTATATAACACCAGATGATTTTAATTTATTTGCAAAGCAGGCACAGATAGATATATTTGAAGATTATTTCTACCAGTACAATACCTGGATAAATAAGATGAACAATAGACAGTCTGGAACTGGATATGCAGACATGATTAAGCTGATTGAGGACGTAATAGATAGTCTATCTTCTACAGCTACTCTTGCATATGCATCTAGTAAATTTACTCTTCCTAGTGACTACTACTACATAAACACAATAAGATACGGATCAAAGGAGATAGATAGGGTTTCACACGATAAGGCATTAAATCTTTTATCTTCAAATCTAACATCTCCGTCTACTCTTTATCCAGCATACACTCAGGAGGGTAACAATATAACTGTCTATCCAGACACGATCATAACCAATGTAAAGTCTCAGTATATAAGGATTCCAAAGGACCCTAAGTGGACATATACAATGACTAATGGTTCGCCTATATTTAACCCATACGTTACTGACTATCAAGACTTTGAGCTTCCGCTTACTGATGAGCCATTAATAGTTGCCAAGATACTTAAGTATGCTGGTCTGTCTATAAGAGAGGCTGATGTTTATCAGTTTGGAACTGCAGAGGATATTAGTAATAAACAAACACAAGGATAGATATGGCTTACTTAACTGGATATCAATACTACGAAAATGCTGGAAATACTCCAGAGTTTGAGAACTGGGGTTCGTATCAGTACACGTCACTTGATGATATTGTAAACAACTTCATGTTGATGTATGTCGGTAACGATAAGTTAATCAATAATGTTTCTAGATATAATGTATTATTTCATGCAAAGAGAGGTATTCAAGAGGTTAACTATGATGCACTTAAGGAGATTAAGGTTCTTGAGATAAGCATATGTGATGACCTAAGGTTCATACTTCCAGATAATTACGTAAACTATGTAAGGATATCACTGTATAAGGATGGTGTTCTTAGACCACTCACAGAGAATATACAGACAAACTATAGTAATAGTTACCTTCAGGATAATAACTGTAGGGTTCTTTTTGATCAGGATGGGGATGTTCTAGAGGGTACGTCTATTATGGACAACGACAGGATAACAAACCAACAGAGGACTATGTATCCTGGATCTGGACCATTTAGTGGTCGTGAAGGATTCAATTACAACGGAATGTGGTACTTTGACTACCCTGTAGGAGCTAGATTTGGATTAAACACAGAGACAGCTAACATTAACCCTACATACAAGATAGACAAGAAGTCTGGTGTTATTAACTTCGGGTCAGGAATGGCTGGAGAGTTGTGTATTTTAGAGTATGTGTCAGATGGTATGGAGGAGGGTGAAGACTCTAAGGTAAGCATAAACAAGATGGCCGAGGAGTTCTTATACGCACACATAAAGTACCAGATACTTTCATCTAAGCTAGGTGTGCAGGAGTATGTTGTACAGAGAGCCAAGAAAGAAAGAACAGCAATACTAAGGAATACCAGAATTAGACTCGGAAACATTCACCCAGGAAGACTTCTTATGAATATGAGAGGTAAAGATAAATGGATTAAATAATATATGGCAAATACACTTGATCAAGCCGAGGCATTATTCTATGCTGGGAGGATGAATAAGGATTATGACGAGAGACTAATCCCTACTGGAGAGTATATAGATGCCTTAAATATAAGGGTTGGATCTACAGAACTTGGAGGAATAACTAACTCAGAACTTGGTAGTATAGGAGCTTTAGAGAACTCTAGAGGTAATACAGCACTTACTAATCTTCAGTATGTTAACGGAAACACTAAGTGTATTGGTGCGTTTGAGGATGGAGCCAATGAGACCATATACTGGTTTGTAACATCAGTAGAGTATGACGCAATAGTTTCATACAATACAACTAATAATACTGAAACCTATCACGTGGTATCTTCAAGTGTGTTAAACTTTGATAGTAAATACCTTATAAATGGTATAAATAAGGTTGATGACTTATTATTTTGGACAGATAATCTGAACCCTCCTAGAAAAATAAACGTAAAAAGAGAGTACCCATTTGATGCAATTGATGAGAGTGACATCTCTGTCATAGTGGCACCACCTATTAGTTCACCTACAGTTGTTTTAAGAAATACACCAGGTGAAGAGAACTACATGCTAGATAAGTTTATATCTTTTTCATATAGGTACAAGTATAAGGATGGAGAGTACAGCGCACTATCTCAGTTTACAGACATAGCATTCGAACCAGGAGAGTTTGAGATAGACTACTCTAACTTTTTAAATGTTGGGATGACAAACTCATTCAACTCAGTTACAATTGGATTTGAAACTGGACCTAAGAATGTGGTTGCTATTGACGTATGCTTTAAGCTTTCAAACTCTAACATAATAAATGTTATTGAGAAGTTTAATAAGAAGAAACAGGGTTGGTCTGATAATGTTACTCAGTCATTAAACTTTACAAATAGAAAGATATATACAACACTATTAGAGAGTGAGTTACTAAGATTATACGATAACGTTCCTAGAACAGCTAAGGCTCAGACATCTATAGGAAATAGGATAATGTATGGTAACTATGTTGATGGATATGATATAGAAACTCCTCCAGACTATTCTTTAGAAGCTATAAGCACTCCAGTATATGATAATACACTTCCAGTTATGTACTCTAGTGGAATACCTTATACTATAGATACTACAAAGACTGTATCTAATTCTGCAATAGATATAGATTTTACTGGATATGAACTAAAGAGCGGATATATTTTAACTATAGAGTTTAATATCGAGAGCGACTCATATTCTGGATCTGCAGCATTTAATGATCCACCAGATTCTCCAGGACCAGGTTCTCAGAATGATTTTTCATATACCTTCTCATATCTATTACAGCAAGATTTCGAGAGTGTGTTACAGCTGGCTAATAGTCAAGACTTTATAGATGCTATATCAACTCATAAGCCGTATGCAGATGCTTCTAGTGGATTTTCATTGACAGACTTCTTTAATGCGGATAAGGTTGGAAAACCTGCAGATCCTCCTTATGGAGTTTGGAACGATATAGATAGCGGAATAACTGGAGTTAATGGTTCATTTAGAATACATGCAAGTGCTGGAAGTAATATATTAAGTATACAGTGTCCAGCAGTTAAGTTTAGCACTTTTTTCTCAGGAAGTACGCTTTATGGGTACCAGTACTTTAATAACTCAATCACAAATGTTTATTACAATAAACTAGGAGCTAAGAGAAGTCTTCATAGTAACAGAGATTACGAGGTCGCTATTGTATATATGGACGATTATCTAAGGAGTTCAACAGCTCTTGTAGACACTAATAACACAGTATTCTTTGGTGCAGATAAGTCTGTAAGTATAAATAACGTGAGGGTAACTCTAAGTAGTTTACCTCCATCTTGGGCTACAAAGTATAAGTTCGTATTAAAACAATCAGCGTCATCTTATGAGACTGTATATACAAATCTGTTCTTTTTAGATGGGCTTGGAAATACTTGGTTTAAGTTAGATGGAGATAATAGAAGTAAGGTAAAAGAGGATCAGATTCTTATAGTTAAGAAGGATACAAATGGAGCCGTCAGCAGCTTAGTTAATACTACTGTATTAGAGCTTGTTACACAACCAGAGAATTTTATAAAAAATAATCAAAATGATAGCGGAGAGGAAATTATAGAGCCAGCTGGTCTATATATGAGACTTAGACCGTCTGATTTTTCTGCAGAGTATGACCCTAACTCATTTAGAGATAAAGGAGTTAGTAAAAAAAATGGGTACACTTCATACTACTTTGATGAATTAAATCCTTTATATAATCCTGATGACGATATATCTGAAACTAATAGATATTATAGACCATTTGCTGTTCCAGCTGGAAGTATTATAACTTTTAGTTTATACGTACATAGAGATCGTAGAGGTAATCTTTGTGACGACTATACTTATAGATATAAAAAAATATTTACATCAAATAATGACTATTCTAATATGTATGAATGGTTTAATGGACAGGGTGTTGACGTAACTCAAGGAGAGTACTCTGGAGGAGAGACGGTTCATCCTACTCCAAATCAATTGTTTGAGTTTAGAGCATGGCCTGGACTTGTTGCTCCAGATGAGACTGGAAATTTTAACGATTATTATTTTTGGGCAGCAGAGAATGCACTAGGTGGAGATACAAATATTAATCAGTATGGATTAGATTATGAACAGGGAAGATTAAAATTCACAGCTACAACTGGAATGCCTAACTGTATATCCCCTTTTGATTCAAAATATACAAGTGTATCTCTTCACGTAACAGTTCAGACTGGATCTGGAAACTTAATATTTGAGACAGAGCCAGAGCCATCTAACGGGGAGATTTACTTTGAGAATAGCCAGAGCTTTGATATTACTGATGGGTATCACATGAGTGGTTCATCTGACAACGATCAGAACCAGACTGGATCAGTTCCTGCTATAATTGACCTTGACTTCTTTAACTGCTTCACATTTGGAAATGGTGCAGAGAGTTACAAGATAAACGACTCACTAACAGGAGCTCCGTTCTACTTAGGTAGTAGAGTTACTGCTGTATCTCAGGAGGACTTCAAGGAGGCTGACAGGTATGCAAGTATAACATATAGTGGAATATATAATGCAGACACAAACATAAATAAACTAAACGAGTTTAATCTAGGACTAGCAAACTGGAAGGACTGCGAGAAGTCATTCGGACCTATAAATATACTACATGGAAGAAAGACAGACGTTCTTGTTCTTCAGGAGGACAAGGTATCTAATGTACTAGTTGGAAAGAACTTAATTTCTGATGCAGCTGGAGGTGGAGCTATAACTTCAAATCCAGAAGTGCTTGGAACTCAGATAGCTAGGATAGAGGAGTACGGAATAAGTAATAACCCAGAGAGCTTTGTTGTCTATGGGTACGACTCTTACTTTACTGATGCTAAGAGAAATGTTGTTCTTAACCTTAAGGGTGAAGATCTAATTCCTATATCAAGCTACAGAATGAGTAACTGGTTTAGATCAAAGTTTAAGGATAGTATTAGCTCTCAGAATATTGGAGGATATGATCCTTATATGAATGAGTACGTAATATCTCTTAATAACAGTCCTCTTCCTTCAGATATAGTTGTATACGACTGTGGAACTCCTATATCTCAATACAGTACAGAGGTAGTATTAAACAAGTTCAATGTTGAGTTAGGAGATGTAACTGGTAATGTAGTATTTGACTACAACTTTACATATGGGGAGGCAACTATAGTTGTTAAGTATGACGGTGTTGAGGTTATAAATGATTTAATAAATGGACCTGGATCTGTGTTTTTCTATAAGGGCACTATAGGTCCTTCATTTGTAGAGGTATCTCTTTATCTTGAGTACGCAACATATACGTTACTAGTTAACTGTCCAGTTGAGCCAGAGATTACAGTTGTGAGAGTTGTTATTAACTCTCCTTACTATGCTGGTCAGACAGTACATAATAGCTATAACTGGAGTCTTGATAGTTATACTAGTCCTACAGCTACTGATTTCATAACGATGAATCAGAACGGTGTTTCATTATATAATGCTAATACAGGTATGTCATCTAACGGAGTTATTCCAGCGATTGGAAGTACTGTTAAGATGATCTCTAATAAACAGACTGGAGATACTATTTTTGATGGTATAACTAATTTCAAGTATCTTGTGTCAGACACTCTGTATACAGAGAATGATATTAACTCATTAAAGCCTGAGCTATCCACAGCAACACCATTGTTAAATCCATCAGTAGGAAACTACGAGTCTAGTTTTGTTTATAATAACCCAGATGTGCTTCAGTACTTATACCTAGTGTGGGACTACACTATATCTGCAGAAATGGATGAGACTTTCATTTATGGGGGAGAATCTATTCTTACTGCGTGTAACATTTAAACAATAATAATATGTACTTTATAGACGCTCCAACTTTTTCAATGGCCAGAACAGTTTACTTAGACGCACTGCTTACAGAGCCAGCTCTTGATGGGCTGTATGGTAATGAAATAATATATAGAAATCAGATAGATGGCGTCCTTGTTGATGTCCTACCTTGTCCTGAAATAACAATATTATCACTTTCTGATCTAGAGGCTACTAGGGTAACAATTACTGGAAATGTAGTTAGCGATGGTGGTGACAGTAGTGCTATAAGGGGGTTCTGTTTGAGCGAGTCTCCAGTTCCTACTATAGATGATGACGTTATAACTTATGGACTTACAGGATCTGGAACATATTCATTAACAGTACAAGATTTAACTGCAGACACTACGTACTATGTTGCAGCATATACTATAATTTTTGGAGAGATTCTGTATAGTAATATTCTTGAGTTTGCTACTACTGACTTTATATCGTACATGTTCTCTATCACTGGAAGGGCAGCTGGAGCTACTTCTTGTGCAGATATGACGTATACTAATAAGTTATACTCAAATACATTTACAGGAATGTCAGGTACACTTTATACTGACTCTTTATTAACTACTCCATTTGCTGGAGCTAGTCTATGGTATCAGTGGGGAGAGTTTGAGCAATCTAATCAGATAAGTAATTCAGGAGTAGTAACTAATACATTCTATTGTTATGAGTAATACACTAGCATATAGCGACACATCAAAGGGATGGACATCGTTCTTCTCTTACATACCTGAGAAGATGATCGGGATGAATAGTTACTTCTATTCGTTCAAGAATGGTAACCTATACAGGCACAACACTAACGACCTTAGGAATAACTTCTATGGCGTTCAGTACACGTCAAAGGTTACTGGAGTTTTTAATGTGGAGCCAAACTCTGTAAAGAACTTCAACACGTTTATGACTAATGACGACACCCCTTGGGACTGCACGTTCTATACCGATCTGTCAAAGGGACACATACTATCGTCTCAGTTTGTTGAGAAGGAGGGTGGATACTTTGCATATATACGAGGATCATCTAATAGTAATGACTTAAGACTTAGGTCTTCTCAGGGAATAGGAGTTCCGTCCACAGTTGTGTCAACGGTTCCTACAGCAGTTGTTGTCACGTTCTCAAGGACCATAGGAAACCTAATTAGTATAGGTGATACCGTACTATCTGGAGCCATAGTGTCAGGTGCTGTTGCATCAGTTCAGAATGTTGGCGTTATAACAGCCAGATCAACTAACTCTATAACTATAAATACTACAGGAGGAAGTATTCCACTTGTGTCACATATGTTCTTGTGCTCTAAGGATCTTGACGCTGAGGCGTATGGACTGAGGGGTTACTATATGCAGTTTGAGTTGGAGAATACTGCAACCAGTAGGGTTCAGTTATATAACGTACAGTCAAGCATTTTTAAAAGTAATCCTTAAAAATTCACTATCTTTGCAGTATGCAAATACGAAAGTTAGAATATAACGACTACGACGATATACTAACAAAGTGGTGGAAGGACTGGAGATGGTCAGCACCTCCAAGGGACTTCCTTCCAGATGATGGAACAGGTGGTCTAATTATATATGACGGAGATGTTCCAGTTTGTGCAGGATTTGTTTATATGACAAACTCAAAAGCTGGATGGGTAGAGTTTATAATTTCAAACATGGAATATAAGAATAAAGAGAATAGGAAGTTATACCTGTCCACGCTTGTAGATTCGCTTGGTAACATACTCAAAGGCGTTGGAGCAAAGTACACATACGTCTCTCTAAAGAACGAGAGTCTAGTAAATATATACGAGGAACTTGGATACGTTAAAGGGTCCAGGGGATGTTTAGAAATGATAAAACAATTATAATATGCCAGCATTTACATCAATATTAATGGGAGCAGGAACAGCAGCGTCAGTTGCTATGAACCTATCTGGAGCTGCCAAACAGGCTAAGGCTCAGTCAGCTGCAGAGCAGGCTGCTGCAGAAGCAGCTAAGAAGGCAGAGGCCGAGTATCAGAAGGAGTTCTTAGGAGGTGTACAGTTACCTATGGAGGCTTATGACCAGGCCCTAAGACAGGGAACGGCACAGCAGATGCAGTCAGTACAGGCTCTTCAGGAGGCTGACGCTAGGACTCTTGCGGCAGGTGTTGGTAAGGTACAGGCTCAGGCAACTGAGGCACAGGCAGCTACTACTAACCAGATGGCTAATGATATGTATGCTTTACAGATAGCACAGGCTCAAGAGCAAGGAAGAAATAGGGACGCTATCGCTAAGATGAACGAGCAGAGAGCTATAGGAGCTGGAGCTGCTGCAGCAGATGCAGAGGCAGCTAGAATGAGAGCTTATGGAGGAATAGGTTCTGCCATTACGTCTCTTGGTGCAATGGGATTACAGGCTGCTCCTTTGTATGGGAAGGGCGGTGCTACTCCTCCAGATATTAGTAAAGGATTTACTATAAATGGATCTACAGCTGCATTAAGCAGTGGTTTTAATCCAGCTAATCAGTCGCCAGTAGGAGATAGAGTTGCAACTCCTGTAGCACCAGTAGCTCCAGCATTTGGACCACAGAATGCATATAGTATTTTTGAACAGTATCCTGGAGTAATTTCTCCACAAAAAAATATTAGTAGTATAGTTCCTGGAGTAACTACTACAAAAAAACCATCAATACAAGAGTATTTTCAACAGTTACAGTATGATTACTATAATCAATAAATAAAATGGAGTACTACGGATATAAAGACAGAGGCGAGGCAGGAACTCCTATAGTTGACTGGGGTAAGATTGCAAGTGATCTGACAGAGAAGCTGACCACAGTTGAGGCTGGTAGGGAGGCTAAGCGCAAGGAGATCGACGACGTAACCCAGGGTTTCGTTAACGAGATCAATGCTGTAGATGCTGGACACAGTCAGTCTATGGGCACGTTCATTCAGGATGCAGCCAACTCTACAAAACAGTACACGCTTATGCAACAGAAGCTATTGAAGCAGGGTAAGATAGATCCAAACCAGTACAAGATGAACCTACAGAATCAGAAGGACTCTTGGTCTTCATTCACTGGCGTGTCTAAGAACTGGAACGCTAACTATGACAGGTTCGTAGATCTTCAGGCCAAGGGATTGGTTGGACAGCAGGCTGCGGATTTAATGGAACAACTTGGTTCAATGCAGAACTTCCAGAACAAGAAGGCATTCATTGACCCAGCCAGTGGTAACCTTTATGCTGCAGAGTATGACAAGAACGGCAATATAGATACAACAAAATTTAGACCACAGAGTGCAACCACCCTATTAAAGATGATGGGAGATATTCCTACTAAGGTGAACGTTACAGCTGAGGTTGCTAAGAATAATAAGATAGCAGACTTCAAGAGGGTAACTGGCGGTATGAATATATCAGACCCAACGGCAAGACCTGGATACAAAGAACTTTCAAGTGGAATAGCAAATAGTGTTCTATCTACAGACAGAGCTATTGGAAGCGTTCTTATGGATACTGTGGGTGGATATAAGGCTACATTCCAAACAGATCCTAGTAAGTATACAGATCAAGAAAATGAGCTCTCTAAGGCAGGGAAATTAATTACTTATAAGCTAGACGGAACTGGGAACTATAACCCAGCTGACTTTACACCAGCTCAGATGGCTGATGCGAAGAAGGCTGTTGAGGATAACCTAAGGTCACAGCTTGGATACGAGGCAGAGCCTATTAAAGTTTCAGGTGGTGGAGGTAGCGGTGGTGGTTCTGATAGAGGTCTTACCGCTAATCAGTTATTAGAGTATCAGGCTAAGCAGCCTATATTTGGGGATATTATTAAGGATGTTCGTGGATACAAAGGAAAGAATGTTGTAGATGTTAGAAACGCTGCAATATCAATAGGAAAGAGTGGAGACGTTCATAATATTACCGAGATAGGATATTCACCAAAACTTAAGAGCTTATACCTTAAATACGATAGGTATACAGGGGTAACAGAAAGCGGAGATCTTCCTGGTAAAAAAATGAGTACAGAATTGATAAAGGAAGGAGATCCTTCGTTTAGTTCTATATTAAAACAGTTAAATGTTGATAAGAGTCAATTAGAGTCTTCTTTAAAGCCAGTTGGTACAACTGCTGCTAAAACTATAAAAGTCGGAACTGTAGATGGAGGATATAAGTTTATAGGTGGAGATCCTAATGTTCAAAAAAATTGGAAAAAAGTATAATTTATGACAGATAATAAAAAACCTTGGGAGAAGAGTTATTCAAAACCAGTTGCTAATAAAAAACCATGGGAGAAGGACTACGATTCTAATGAAGTAAAAAAAAAAGTAGCTTCAAAGCCTCGTTCTCAAGAGGAGTTGTGGGGATCCAGTTCTCAACCAGAAGATTTATACACTTCGTTGGTTACAGGAGCACAGGAAGATCAACAGGATTTGGATGGTTTAGGTGGGCCGCCTAGTCCACCTGTAAAGAAGAAACCTTCTGTACTATTTCCAGAGACTCCAATGGGACGTCCTGCATCTTCTGTTATGTATGAAACTAAACAGCCTGTACTAGTTGAGTCAACTCCACTTGAGACAAAACCTAATAAGTACTACAGAATGGTTTCTGACGAGAAGAAGGCGGTTGAACAACAGCTATCTGACCTTGAAGAAAGAAATACTAGACTAGGAAGAAGACCTGAGGACCTAACTACAGAGGGTACGTACCAGGCACTACAAAAAAAGAAGGCTGAACTTGACCAAGAGTTCGAGCCAGCTCAGACAGCTATTAAGCAGATACAAAGGCAGGCTGGGGGGTTATTGGATCCATCACTTGAGAGACTTGTTTACGGAGCTACAGACGGAAAATATTCGTACTTCACGACTGATATAATAAATCTAAATAAAGACGTAGAGGATAAAATTATAGATAGATTTGATGACGCTCCAGAAGAGACTAAGGTAAAGTGGTACAAGGGAGCTCTTCCTGTTGAGGCCAAGGAGGCAATAATAAATTCAGCAAAGACTGAGGTAATTAATGACAAGTACAATATATTAAAAAATGATGCAGATAACTACATTAAAAACATAAAGGATAATCCAGCTATTCCACTTGAAGAGAAGTTGAAATTTCAGAAGGAGTTTAAAGATAGTAGTGATGCATTTAATTCTCAGTTAGCTTTAGATTACTCTGAGAAATTACTAAAGAATAACTTTAAGATAACAGATATAAACAGGGATATTGATGAGGCAATACCTAACAGTAAGTACGAGGGTTTTATACCAGATACACTGGATCTTATATCTACATATGTAGAAGGCACAGTTCAAGTTGTTGCTAAGGCACGTACTGGTATTCCTAGTCTAGTTTTAATGGTAGCAGAAAAGTTTAACCAGCTAACTGGAATATCTAGACCAGAAGACTACACGCCTATAGAGGCTACAATGGACCTTATAAATGACACAACAAATCTTAATTTTCTTCCTAGTTCTCAGACAGAGAGGGGTAACATTGTAGTTGACGGAGAATTTAATCCAAGTTACTATAGTGCAGGAAAAACTATTGCTAAGACACTTCCGTTTACATTAAAGATAATGAGTGATGTAAAGAAAGGAAGGATAGAGGGTACTCCTCAGTCAATGATATCTCAGTTAATAAATCCAAAGTACAATAAAGATTTTGCAGATAAGTTAAGGGTAGTTGAGACAGCATACAAGGTAACTATTGCAGATAGCTATAGAGAAGCTAAAGAAATAGGTATGGACGACTCAAAAGCCTTTCTTTATGCAAATGTTATGGCATTAGCTGAGGGTGTGTCTGAAAACATAATGCCTGATTACAAGTATCTTGACTCTTTAACAGGGGCTTCATTAAAGTCATTATTTAAGGGAAATCTAAAACAGGCAGTCACAAAGCAGGCCACAAAGAATGTAACAAAGGATTTCTTTAAGGGTATGGCATTAGAGTTAGGAGAAGAAGAGGTTATACTAGCAACTGAGGATGCACTTAAGTATTCACTACTACTAAACCACAAGAACTCTGAGTTCTTTAACATGAGCAGACAGAAGGAGTTAGTAGCTACAACTGCACTATTATCTGGAGCCTTGGGTACTGTTTCTACAAATCAAAAGTTTAAACAAAACAAGAAGGACTTATACAATAGCATACACAGTAACATATACAATCTACAGGACGCCTTTCTTGATGAGATAGACTCTCCATTAAATGATCAGAAGGCTAAGGAGGCCCTTATAATTGCATACAAGTACGCTAATGATGTTTCGGCTGCAGTGTCTAACGCTCCAGAGAATGTTACTGCTGATCAGATAGACTTGCTAGTTCAAAAGAAGAACTTAGAGGAGAAGAAGAAGACCATAGATACAGCGTTCCATCCAGATATAAACGAGGAGATTACCGCTATAGATACTAAGATTAGAGAGTTGGCTAAGATTCCTGCAGTAGAGGAAGCAACTCCTGCTGAAGTTGCAGTAGAAGAACCTGCAGTAGAAGAAGTTGCAGTAAAACCATCAGGACAGAAGGTAACAGATGTTATAAACAGACCTGCTACGCTTGAGTCACAGGCTGGCGTTAAGCTAGAGACTCCTATCGAGGGTGACGTGTACCAGGAGGGTCAGAGGGTTATATTCGAGGACAAGAACAAGAAGATATACGACCTTGGAAATATCGATGAGATATCTGACAAGACCGTAGAGGAACTAGGAATTAAGCCACAGGAGGAGATGGTAAGCGTCACTCCAGAGGGTAAGGTTAAGGTAGGAGAGAACGAGTGGAACATGCAGTCTGAGTTACCAAACTATGGTATCGAGTACGACAACGACGGAAATGTAAAGGCTGTGTCCCTAAAGGATGACGCTGGAAATACTGTCATGTACGAGGGACAGGTTGCGGAGGACGCTGCGTATCAGGTCCTACTAAAGCAGACAGAGACACCAGAACAGAGACAAGCTATAAACGAAATATTAGAAAATGATGAAGAACTCAATCGACAACTTAGAGAGGCTGAAGAAGCTGCCAAAGCAGCAGCAGCTGAAGTTACTGAGCCAGGTGCTCCAAAAACTCAAGCAGAACAGTACTCCGAAGAGCTAGACAGGACCAAGGAGTCTGATCCAGAGGCCTACTGGTCCGTAAGTCCAGTATCAGCTGCTGATGCAGCCAAGGGAACCATTATAGATACACCTGATGGTGCCGCTATAGTTAAGCCTGACGGTGATATCGCTGGTCTGTTTAAGAAGGCCACATCAAAGGCCAAGGGTGTTGCACAGGACCTACTTAAGAGAGCTATAGCCGCTGGAGGTAAGAAGCTGGATAACTTTGACACGTACCTGACGCCACAGTACATTAAGGCTGGATTTAGGGTTGTATCTAGAGTTCCTTTTAGCTTGGAGTATGGAGTTCCTCCAGGATGGAATAAGGAGAAGCACGGCACGCCAGATGTTGTTGCTATGGTCTACGACCCAGAGAATAAGCTAGATATTGAAGAGAAGACCTTTGATGACTATGACGAGGCTATGGCTTACAGGGACTCGTTCCTTGAGCCGTCAATCGATGTGGAGCTTGAGGGCCTAGCAAAGCTATTTGATGAGAGTGACAAGGGCTTTAGAATGTCACAGGTTGACAAGGCCAAGGAGGCTCTAAAGAGAATCCTTCCTGGTGTTGAGTTTATTGTTCACGAGACTAACGAGGCATATAAGAAGGCTACAGGAGAGTCAGGTTCTGGTGGTATGTATATATACAGTGCAGGAGGAGACAAGGTAATCCATATAAATAAACAGAAGGCCAACGGTAGGACTGTTGCCCACGAGGTGTTCCATGCTGTGATCCTAGACAAGATAAAGGGAGACAAGGCCGTTCAGGAGATAACCGCCCGTATGGTTGACGCTGTATACAAGACCGCAAGTCCAGAGTTAAGGGCTGAGCTGGACGCGTTCGCTGCAAGGTACTCAGACAAGACTATACGTGATGAGGAGAGACTTGCAGAGCTTATCGGTATCATAGCTGACGGGTATCCAAAGATGTCTCAGATTAACAAGGGTATTGTTAAGAGATGGCTAGAGAAACTGGCTAAGATGTTTGGACGTAAGCCGTTCACAGACAACGAGGTGATAGACTTGCTCAACACACTAGCTGGAAAGATATCCACTGGTGAGGTTATTAGTGCGGAGGATGTTGCTATATTTAAAGCTAAAGAAAAAGGAATTATTAATAAAATTAGAAGACAACTCTCTGAAGACGAGTCTACTAATATAGCTAAAGAAGTAGTTTCTAAAACTGTAAAAGGAAAATCTATACCTACATGGATACAGAAAAAAACAAAAGCTAAAGAAAAATTTGTTTCATTTTCTGGAGAAATAAACCAAGAAAACGTAAAGATAAACGCTCCAGCAAGTTACAATACAGTTGCTTCTAAACTAAGTAATTATAACACTTTTAATATTGATGTAAAACAAGAATTAAAAGATAATTTAATAGGAGCCGAAAAAGCAGATATAAATAAAATATTAGAAAATAATAAAAAGAAATTAGAATCTAAAATAAAATCTTTATCAAAAGAAGTAGATAAGGTAAAGAAGAAAAAAGTATCTGAAGACTTTTCTAAAGAAGAAAAACTTGCTACAATACAATCTTTACAAGACTCTATAAAACATATTAAAGATATTATTAAAACAAAAGACTTGAACGATCAGTTAAATATGGTATTAGATATTAAATCTAAAACAATTAAAGATTCGTTATACAAAGATTTGTTTTATGGTTTAGGTAAAAACGCAAAAAAATTAACTGACAAAGAACTTGTTTCTAAATCAGAGGATATTTACAATAAATCTAAGGATATTGTAAAAGCAAATCTTTTATCTGTATACAATTCAGTTTCTCCTACAATTAGAAAAATAAGTAAGTTGTGGTATGATGGTGCAAATTTAATTGCACAAGATATGTCTAAAAAATATGGCGTAACTAATGAACAATCTGCTGCTATTATAGCTACTCAATCTCCACAAATGCCTTGGTTTGATAATTTACATTTGGCAGATGTTATAATGGATTTAATGAGTTCTAAAAAAGATGATATATTTACTAAGGAGTTATTTAATTATTATGTATCTAAATCAAAAAAATATGCAGCACAGGTTTCATATATTCCTACACTTAAAGAATCAGTAGGTAAAAAATTATCTGAATTATCTGATAAAGATGCCGCTATATTTATAAGGTCTTATTATGATACTAAATTAAGTAGAAAAGCACCTATAAGAATACCTACTGGAACTTCAATAGATATAGATCAAACAGGAGATTCTTCTTTCAGTGGATATGATGTTATTGCAAAAGGAGTATCTATATTTAGAAACGGAAGTATTGAAAATATATCTAATCAATTAGGAGAAGCAAATAAGGTTAGAAACTTTTACATGAATATTGCAGATCCATCTGACAAGAGAGCCGTTACAATTGATACTCATGCTATGGCTATTGCTTTATTTAAGCCATTAGCATCGAATGATTATGAAGTTAATTTTGATCCAGCTACATTTGCTTTTTATGCAGATGCTTATAGGGAGTTAGCTGTAGAACTTGGAATTGAAGCTAGAGCATTACAGTCAATTACATGGGAAGCTGCTAGAGCTATTTTTCCAGCTGAAAAGAAAGCTAAGCCAGGGTATAAAGCTAAGATATCTGGATTGTGGGATAAGCTATCAAAAGGAGAGCAAACTATAAAAGGAATACAAGAAGATATATATAAAGAAGCAAATGACCCTAATATAACTGAATGGTCTGAATACATAAATGTTTTAAAAAATGAAAAAGCAAGAAAAAATGTCAGTGGAAGAATTGTTGAGTTGGAGGGAGCTAAAGACTCCTCTAAATTGGGAGACGTATCAGGAGATAATATCGGAGTATCCAGAGATGGAAGAGGAACTACAGTACCTGGTAAAGGAACCGAAATAAAACGCTCACAGTTAGAGGAAGATAAGACTATCACAAGAAAACAGATTGTGGGTGAGAACGCTAATCTATCTCAGAATGTTAGAGATAATTTAGATGTAGCCAGGGACATGGAGTCTTCTAAAAAATCTGACAAAGAGATTCGTTTAGCCACAGGTTGGGAGAGAGGTGCTGATAAAAAGTGGAGGTACGAAGTTCCTGATATAAAATTTAAAAAAGAATTTGAAGGAGATTTTCTTTTTCCTATAGATAAATTAAAAAGGATTCCTTCTGGTATGTATGTGGCTAAGTTATCTGATTTATTTGATGCTAAAGATTTATTCAAATTATACGGTACTGAATTACAAAAAGAATTACCTCTATATAGAGAAGATGGTTCTGTTGTAGAAGGTGGTGTTTTATTTAAAAATTTTAAAAAATTAGAAGATATAAATGTATACTTTGAAAAAGGTGGTTATGGAGAGGGTTCATATGATATAGTTGATAATAATATTAATGTATCATTTAAACCTGGAAATTCAACTAATGAAGAAATATTAGTTACTATTGTTCATGAAATTCAACACTATATACAAGATAGAGAAGGATTTGCTAGAGGGACTAATCTTGATGAAACTAAATATTTAGCAATAGAAAAATTAATAAATGAAATAGAACAAGGAAATGATGCTGTTATTTATAATAAAGTACAATCACTACTTGAAAAAAGAAAAATAGATCAAGTGCATGATTTATTAAACAAGTATTCAATAAAAAAATATAATAAAAAAATAGACAGAGCAGCTTATGATTTATATATAAAATATGCTGGTGAGGTAGAGTCTAGAAACGTAGAAAAAAGAATAAGTATGACTCCTGAAGGAAGGAGAAAAACTACACTTAAAGAGACTGAGGATGTTGCTCGTGAAGATCAAGTTATATTCTTCAAGAGATCACAGTTAAGTGAAGAGGGAGTAACTATAAATGCTAAGAGCAACACATCTTACACTGTAACTGACAACGGAAACATTGTAGGAAGTATGCAACTTACTAGTGATAAGGCACTTGGAAAAGGGTACCTGTCTGTAGACTTATCTAAACTTAACGAGAAGTATATCGGTAAGGGTATTGGTATGGAACTATACAGAACTGTTGCTAATAAACTTAAGGACAAGGGTATTGTACTTACATCTTCTATGTTTAGAAACGAGAAGTCAGACAGGGTATGGAAGTCACTAGAGAAGTCTGGTGAGGCCGTTGAAATATACAGCGACCCTAGACTAAAGAAAACTGTATACGCACTTGTTAATCCAGAGGTTAGAAGGTCACAGAAGGTAGAGTGGGAGGAGTCTAGAATAGGAAAGGGTGACAAGGCTATAACAGAGAGACAGCCAGTTCTTCAGAACGCTGCTGAGAGGTACGCAAACAAGGAGATAAGCTACGAAGAGTACCTAAAGATTAAGGATGTAACAAGTCCTATCAAGCCTATAACTGACTTTATAGAGCCAGCTAAGGAGGAGGATATTAGGTTTGCAGTTGGTATAAATGCAGAGGGAAAGACTAACTTGAAATTTGATAAGGGAACACTTCTTGGTCTTAGACTAGATATAAATGCATATATAAATAAGAACATATGGGCTATAACAATCCATGCACCAGGTAAAGGAAAGGTACTGTCTTATAATAATGTAGCTAGGCTAAAGAATGTAACATTTGGATCTAATGCTAAGGACGCACTAAACATAGCAAGACACAAGATAAACAAGGCCACTATTGCTAGGATGCATGGTGAGTGGATACCTATAGAGGGAAATACTAGCGAGGAGAAGGGTAAGAGCGCTATGAAGTTTGTAGAGTCTATCGTTAATAATCCAGAGTGGTCTCAGGTTGGAATGAACCCGTTCAGACACTCATGGTTCTATGACAGAGCTGACGGTAAGCCAGTACTTGCTGCTGATGAGCTTATCCAGATCGGTGGACTAGTGTATGCAAAGAATGTAGTTAAGACTACACCATACGACAAGGCGTTTGAGTTCTTGGATCAGGAGGGAGACGTTATGAGATTTCAAGAAGCCAAGAGCATAGACGAGATCGTTAGGATAGCCAAGGAGGCCAAGTACTCTGACGCTGCTGTATCCGCATTCCTTAAGTCTAAGGGGTTCTCTGATGCAGAGATAACTAGTGCCATGTCAAAACCAACAATAACAGAGGACGAGGGTTACGACAAGTTCAGGGCAGAGGCTAAGAAGTCTAGGGAAGAGATAACGAACAAGAAGACTGTAAAGGAGTACCTGAAGGAGAAGTACCAGAACATACTTAAGAACTGGTCTAATAGACAGGTTGAGGCTCAGAGCCTTCTGTCTAAAACTGGAATGGTGAACACACTTAACCTTAGCATAAACTCTCACGGATACTCTGGAAAGGCTAAGAGACTGTTCCAGAAGTCTTACGACAAGATATACAAAGGACTGTCTACAGAGAAGAGGAACATACTTGATGAGGTTATACAGGCCAAGCGTTTCATAGCTATAGACAACAACAGGGCAGAGCGTGGTCTTGATCCAGTTAAACACCCTAACTACCTAAACAAGCAGGAGAGCCAGATGTTCTTGGACAAGTTGAAGAAGGAGATAGGAGACAAGGCATTCAACGACATCACAGCTAGAGCAGACGAGTACTTTAGCACGTACAAGAAGTTACTCAAGGACGTGTACGAGAATGGTCTAATAAGCAAAGAGTCTTACGAATCCATGAGTGACTTAGACTATCAGCCGCGCGTGTTCCTACAGTTTGTTACTGACTTTGAGGGTGACCTTAAGACTCCTAAGAACAGCGTAGACAGCACTAGCCTAAGCTCAGACCAGATAAAAGCAATGAAGGAGGGAGACGTGAACAGTCTTGTAACAAACTCTGAGTGGTTACTATCTAACTCACTGGTTGCTAGGACTAACGCTATGGCTAAGAACAACATCAACAGGAGATTTATGACCGACGAGTTCCCTAAGGCCAAGGAGAGATTTGATAAGCTAGATCCTAAAAACCTTAAGGGAGACGACGTTAGGTTTTACAAGTACTTCAAGGAGCTACAGTCTAAGGTTATAGATAACCCAATTATTGGATACACCAAGGAGGGTAACCCTAAGTACAAGTACGACGACATTAAGAGTCCTCTAAACTTCACAAAGGCTTACTACTACGTTGACGGTGTTCAAAACCAGTTCTTCTTAGAGGATGGACTGCACAAATCTTGGATGGATAATGTGGACGGGTTCCTGTCAAGGGATGCTAAGGAGATACTATCATATGTCTCTGGGGCTGCACTTGTTAAGGCGATAGCTACTGGAAACAACCCAGCGTTCCCTATTGTAAACACGCCAAGGGACTTCATGTTTACCGCTGCATTCTCTGACGAGTACAGTAATCTTACACCAGTAGCCCTTGGTCAGATTGGAATAGATGTTATTAAGTCTATAAAGGAGATAGCAAAAAAAGACAGCGACTTGGTTAATAAGTACTACGAGTACGGTGGTGCTATGGACTTCCTTAGCTCACAGGGGACTCTTAAGAAGGACTCAATACTTAGCAGATTTATAGACAAGATGATACCAGCTAATGTTAAGGATAGCACTAAGGGTGTATTTAATGCCATTACACTTAAGAAAATATCAGAGTACAGCGAACTTATGTTCAGACTTGGTATATTCCAGAGATCTGTAAACAACTCACTTAATGAGTTAGGAGTTAAGAGTATGTCAGACATAACTGACAAACAACAGGTTGACGACATATACAACTCAGCTGTTGCGTCAGCAAGGGGTATACTTGATTTTAACAAGGGTGGTGTAGCGTCTAAGGACTTGGAGAATATTATACCTTATATAAACGTGGCCTTCCAGGGTGGATCTGTTGCGCTTAACGCGTTCAAGAAGAATCCAGTTGCTACCACATCTAGAATATTCCAGATAGCCACTATGGCCTCTGTAATACCTGCAGGACTGTCCATGTTCTTGATAGCTGCTAAGAAGGATGATGACGATGAAGATAAGACAGTACACGATATATACCTTGACGCAATGGCTGGTGTAAGCAAGTACCAGAAGTCAAAGTACATGAACATAGTTACTGGTGATAAGAACGAGGACGGTCAGTACAGGGTTATAAAGATTGCAAAGGCTCAGGAGTTGTCTCCAATTATATCTGTTACAGATGACATCACTGAGAACATGATCAGAAACGTGATAGGAAAGGAGCCAAAGTCTAACGAGACAATAATTAAGAATGCAATGTTCTCACTTAAGCATAACGTGCTACCGTTTGATGTTACAAGTCCGTCTGGAGTTATAGTTCGTAACCCAGTTGCAAAGGCAATACTTACTTACCAGACTGGTTATGACTTCTTTAGAGATCAGCCACTTGCTATGGGACTTGAGGCCAAGCCTGCACCTTATGAGGGACTGGACATGAAGAGTGTTGAGGGATTCTATAAGGACCTTGGACCTAAGTACGGTTTCTCTCCTGTAAGAAGTAAGGCATTCGTTGAGAGTCTTATAACTACACCAGATACGAACCCGTTCGTTGGTATACTGTACGGAGGTGCTGAGGCTATGTCTTCAAATAAAGACTCCAAGAGTATTGGTGAGGATCTAGTTAATAATATATACAAGTCAACTGGAAAGAGGATAATATCTTATACTTCAGACTTTAATAGAAACATAGATGCTAAACAAAAACTTGAGAAGGAGATAGATTCTATAAAGTTAAAGGATGCCATACTTAAGTCAGAGATAAAACTAGCGTCTGACAGGTTCATAGCTAAGGACATAACTAAGGATCAGTTAATGCAGGAGTTCAAGAACCTGGATCCGTTTGATAAGAGAAGAGCTCTTATGAAGATCAGGGATAAGAAGATGATGAAGGATGTAGATAGTAACATACTTGATATAAAGTATGAGAAGAGCGCAAGAGTTAAGGCACTTATGATAGAGAACTACTACGGAAATATCTTAGACAAGAGTGATGACAGCAAAGAAGTAATCAATCAGATGAGAAAGGCTGGAAACATTCTAACTCCAGAGGTAATATTTGAACTTAAAAAGAACGCCCAGTAAACCTGGGCGTCTTGCCTTTAAAGTGGTTGTTTGGTTGAGATCTCGTATTTTGTCGGCTGATTTATCAGCTTCAGAAGTATGAACAGCTTCTCAGCCTCTGAGTAGTCTATCCTACCATTCTCATTGAACTCGACTATGAGTCCGTTACCATCGTCATCTATTGTCATTGCAATGTCTCCTTTAATAAAGTTATTCCACTGCTCTCCATTACTGTAGTACAGAGTGTGTGTACCATCTACTTCTTCGTAGTCGTAATCATGTGCGTCATCTACAAAAATTTGTTTTTTCATTTTTATTTATTTAAGTTATATAATTCGTATGTTGAGTTTGTTGTTTTGAACTTTACGTAGTCCTCTCTTTGTTCTATAATCTCTTTTATGTCTGTCGTCTGCCAGGTAAAGAGCTGACTGAATGGAGACATCAATAAACTTCTGCCAACAGCTATGTCCTTGTGCTTTGATTTGAACTTACCGTTCTCATCAAACTCTAGCCACATAATATCCTTAGACTGTTTTGTCAGGCCGTCTTCTCTAATTAGTTTGTAGTTCATATATTCTGTTCCGAATATTTCTTCAAACCTCTTGTCTAATTCTAAATTACCATCCTCATTCTGAGTTAATAGTACCTTTGGTTGCGCTCCTCCTATCATAGCTTTTCTAAATCGTTTTTCAATCTACTAATAAATGATTCTTCTCCATCATCTCCTGATAGCAACCAATCCATTCGTTGCATATAGATTTGAGCTAACTTAATTATCTTAGCTCCTTTTTTAAACTCCTCAATTACTTCTGGAGGATATTTATAGTGGTATCTATCTTCAGGGTATTTTTCATACCATTCATCATCGTGCCATCTTTCTTCTTTTAATTCTTCAGCACTTTTAGGCTGACCGTTTTTCTCTACAAGTTTTTCTATATCCTCAGATACATCTGTTAACCTATACTGCAAGTATTCCCAATGTCCTCCACTCATTACTCTATTAATTTATCAATGTTAATATTCTGTTCCTTTTTTAATTAAATAATACCATAGCCAAATCAACTTTGACCTTATAAACTCGTATGCAAATAATATTAGTATGTACTTCATAACGTGGTGTATTTATTGTTAATGATGTGTACGTGCTGAGACTTTCCGTTAGGGTAGATTACCACGTTAGTATTCATCCAGCTCGATGCCCCCTTGTTGTAGCCAACCCTTAGGTGGGTCAAGGTTCCAACCGACGAGTGGCCGTCCTCACGACAAGGACTATGAGTGTGACCCGTTATGTTCTTAGTGTTCAGGTTCTTAAACTGAATGACACCACCCCTACTACCGTTGGCCCCTATGTGACCGTGAACACCGCACTCTATGTTCTGGATCCTATAGCTGTCGTTTATACCTAGGCACTTTACGTTAGTGACACCACACTTGTCTAGTATAGCAGGTATGATACCCTTGCCAATGGTGTCATTCTTAAGCACATGCGCCAGCTCAAGGTAGGTACTCTTGTTGGTACTCTTTCGCCAGTCCACGTCATTCAGCCACCTGTCAAGGAACTCGTCGTGGTTACTCCTTACCATGATGAAGTTAAAGTCTGAGTAATTGTCAAAGAACGTGGCCATGTTAGTTAGCTCAAGCATAAGGTCATCAGACCCGTCATCCTCTCTAGACATCACCTGGAATGGTTGGTTCCTCTCGTGGTGTGATATCGAGTGCCCGTTGAATACGTCGTGTAGGACTATCTCGTCACAGTTCAGATCCTCAGCCATCTTGAACGATGCCTCAAGAACCTCATCATTTGTCTCTCCAAGGTGCAGGTCACCAAACACTATAACAGTCTCGCTTGTCTCACGTATTGTTCCGTCTAGAACATTATAATGAAGGTCATAGAAAGACCCATCATCTCCAGCAGTCACCTGTCTGACATGGAAGTCATCACCATCCAGCTCAACTATAACAAAACCAAGCGTGTGGTGGAACTCACCCTTCTTTCCTGACTTTGTGTCGGTGTAGTTCTGTAGCGATATGGCTCCAGTAGTTAGTAACAACTTGTGTGGATATCCGTCAAGTATTGGAAGAGACTTAAGGTGTACCCTAGGGTGTCCAACGATACAACTTTCAAGCCCTGTAAGGCCATTAATCCCAGATAATGGAGTTGATGCTGTCGGCTGAATTTTAAGGTCTGAGAGGATGCACAAGTGCTTGTGTATCTTGTGCCTGTTTGCATCTAAATACCTCTCGATCCTTGGTGACCATGAGTTCCTCTCCTCCTTCTCCTTTACCCTATTGCTTGAGTTAAGTGATGTCGGGTTCTTGTACCTGCCAGCTATGATGGATATCTCCGCATCGATCTCCTTGGCGTATGCCTCTATGTTGTCAAGGAACTGCTCGTGTATCTCTGTATCAGACTGACACCATGAGATGATGAACCTACTCTTTGTCTTGTCCAACTGTCTCTTCTGGGCCTCTACAAACATGTCAGACTCTGGTAGCTCCTTACTGTCAGTGACTCCGTTTCTCTCTAGGTACTTTGACATTACTCTACGCACGTTATCCGTGTATGGAATATTAAAAACTTCACACGCCTTCT